TGATTTGATTGAAAAGCAGATTGTCGCCCGCATTAGCGGTGCGGCCTTGCCCTATAAGCTGGCTTTTGTCGGCACCTACGGCGGCGAGTTCGATGATGACATTGGTCAGGTAGTACGTAAATTTCCGGGTGTCTGGGTGACCTATGGCGGCGGCCCGATCAAGCCGCACGGCACCAGCAAACAAACCTGGATGATCGAGGCGACCTTTGCGGTCATGGTCGGCGCACGCAACGTCCGTGGGGAGGAGTCTACGCGGCATGGCAGCACCACGGCCGCCGGCCGTCTATTGGAGGTCGGCACCTACCGGCTACGCGACGATGTCAGCCAGCTACTGTTGCATCAGGACTTTGGCTTGCCGATTGAGGCGCTGCAGCCGGTCGGCATCAAGACGCTTTACAACACCTCGTTAAACGGCGACGCCTTATCGGTGCTGGCGCTGGAATACCGGACCTGCTGGCTGGAGCGCCTGGAGACGGTCGGCGACGCACAATATTTGCGCGTAGTCGGTCTGCAATACAGTTTGCCGGGTGCGGATCAAGCCTTCGCCTCGGATGTCATTACCTTGAAGGAAAAGCGATGAAAGTCAAAGCTACACCGGGTCTGCGCGTGCCACGCGAAGATAACAGCCGTCGTTACATTGAGCAGGAACCTGTCGATGTGTCGGAGTCTGCCTACTATCACCGGCAAATTGCCGATGGCGATTTGCACATTGTTGTGCCAGACGATACCGGCGGTGCCACAAAGGACGCCAGCCTTAGCACTGCTATCACCACCGCTAAGGCCCCAAAAACTCCTATCAAGAAAGGCTAAACGATTATGGCAAGCCCGAATATCGCATTCGATAACATCCCGGCATCGATCAGGAAGCCGGGTAAATATTTTGAATTTAACACCAAGCTGGCCGTGCGCACCTTGCCGGGAAATCCGCAACGTGTTGTGCTGATCGGCCAACGTCTCAGTACCGGTACGATTGCGGCTGGCCAGCCAGTGGACATTTTTGATGATGGCCAGGCGCGCCTGTACTTTGGTGCAGGGTCGATCCTGCACCTGATGGCTCGCGCTGCCATCTCGGCTTATCCGCATTTGCAACTCTCCGCTGTGGCGCTCGATGATGCTGCCACCGGTGGACTGGCGGCAACCGGCACAGTGACAGTGACGGGTGTCGCGACCGCTCCTGGTGTTGTGGCCGTCAATGTCGCCAATGGTGCGCGGGCCGTTGTCGCCGTCAGTATTGGCGATAAGGCAGAGACCGTCGCTACTGCGTTAAAAGCGGCGTTGATACAATCGAATGATCTGCCAGTGGCCGCCAGCACCAATGCGGCGGTACTGACCTTGAGTGCTAAAAACAAGGGAACGCTGGGCAATGCCATCAAGATTGCTGCCACGTCGACGGTTGCAGGTATTACCCTGGCGGTGAAACCGATGTCCGGAGGCGCAACCGATCCGGTTCTGGCTCCTGCCCTGACGGCGATCTTTGCCGCCGGCCATAACATTATCGTCACCGCCTACGCTGATAAAGTGTCGTTGACAGCCTTGCGCAATCACCTTGATGCGGTAATCAGTCCCCTGGAGCAGCGCGATGCATTCGGCGTCTATGGCCATGCAGGAACCTTGGCAGAGGCGACGACTCTGGCGGGAACGACGAATTATGGCTGGATCACGAATGCCTGGTTGCGCGGCACGTCCAGCCTGCCCTATGAAATTGCGGCAGGTTATGCAGCGGTTGCTGCCAGCGAGGAAGATCCGGCGCGGCCGTTAAACACGCTGGAGATTAAAGAATTGAATGTGCCCGATGTGGCACAGTGGGCCAGCCGTAAAGAACAGGAGAGCGCGCTGTACAACGGTGTGACACCGCTGGAGATTGGCCCCGGCAACAAGATTCAAATTGTGCGCGCCATCACTACTTACACGCTTGACCCGCAAGGCGTTCAGGATGTTGCCTTGCTCGATCTAACGACCATCCGCACGCTTGCCTATGCCCGTAAAGCATTCCGCGAACGTATCGCCTTGCGCTTCCCACGAGAAAAGCTCTCCGAGCGTACACCGCCCAAGGTGCGTAGCGAACTGCTCGATGTTCTCTACAAGATGGAAGAGCTGGAGATTGTCGAGATGGTCGACGCCCACAAGGACGGCGTGCTGGTGGAGCGGGATATGCAAGATGTCAATCGCTTGAACGCTCGCATCCCTGTCGATGTCGTCAACGGCCTGCACGTCTTCGCTGGCCGCATCGACTTGCTGCTGTAAGCAGCCTCTATTATTTAACGCAGGAGTCAATCGCAATGGCAATTCCCAAAGAGTATCTAGGCGCGGTGGTGCTGGAAGTCAACGGCAAGGAAGTAGAAGTTATTTCTGTCAACATCACTGATCGCACTGGCCGCAAGCCCGTTAAAACCATGAACCGTACCGGCCGCACCTCAGGCTTTACGCAAGGCGTGGGCGAATATGAGCTAAAAGTGACAGCACCGGTGCCAACCGAAGCATCAGAAGAGGTGGACTGGAGCGGCATTCGCAGTGCCAAGCTGACCATCTATCCGGTGATCGTCGATGGCAAGCGGACCAGTTACCTGGGCTGTTTCTCCACCGAAGTCGGAGAGCAGTACACGGTGGATAACGAGGCCCGCCGCGACATTACCTTCGGCGCCATCAAAAAGGTCAATGAATGAGCGAGAACGCCGATATCGTTACCGCGCAGGTTTCCGCCGACACTGGCATGACTGTATCAGGATCGCTGCCGCTGGGCATTGTGGTCGATGGCGTGCGCCACTGCAAATTCGTGCTGCGGCTGGCGTCAGTCGACGATAATTTTTATGCCCTGGAGCAAGTGGGGGTTGAGGCCGGTGATGACCTGGTCGGCCCGCTGTCGAATGCGATGCGCATCGGCCTGGCGATGTTCTCCCGGCAGCTGTTAAGTCTGGGCGGCATTCCGCTAGAGCGCATTGACTATGCTTTCTTGCGTCAACACCTGGCTCCTACGGATTACGATGTCTTGTGGGAGGCAAACGAGTCGCTTAAAAAAAAGCGGAACGCGTTGCCAGAATACGAAGCGACTTCTGGGCCGTCGCCGCTCTCTTCTGGCAGCGTGCCGGCATAACCGAGGCACAACTGCGCGCCATGCCAGTGACGGAACTGCATGCGCGCATTGATCTCTATACCGGCAAGAGCCAGCGCAGTGGCAACACAACAACCTACGTCAACCGCCGTCGCAAAATAAAAGCCCCGCCAACGAAAGCCTAATAACATGAGCAGCAAGCAACTGGAACTCGCCTTATCTCTGATTTTACAGGACAAGGCAACAGGACCGGCGAGTGCTGGCATGGACAAGGTCGTTAAAAAGACCAGGGATTTAGAAGCCGCATCGAAAGGCGTTACCGCCGAAGCCAATAACAGTGCGCAGGCGTTAAACAAGACGGGCGATGCCAGCACTGCGCTGACGAAGGTTGCTGTTGCCGCCAAGACTGTGACTGCGGCTGGCAAGGAAACCCGCGCTGCATTTGATGATACGTCGCGGGCCATCGAAAAAACAGCCAACGCTGGGCGTATCCTGGGCAACACGCCCATTCCGCAAACGCTACGCGAAGGGCTGCGTCAGCTCATCACCGACAGTAAAACCTTACAGCACACCTTGACTGGCGTTAAAGCCGCTGCTGGCAGTCTGACCTTGCATAACATGGCCAGAGGTGTCGGTGGTGCCGTCGCCGGCTATCAGGCTGGCAAGGCCGTTGTCGCCCCCGAGATCAGCCATGTCATGGATTATTCGATGCGCCTGGCGCACATGACCAACACGGCTTACAGTGGTCAGACCAATACAGAAAAAACGGCTGGTATGCACAAGCTCGATGCCGGCATCATGGAAGCGGTGCGTCAGGGGGGCGGCACCCGTGAAGAGGCGATGGAAGCGGCCGACTCCATGATTGCACGTGGCAGCATTGGCAATGTGGACGATACGTTAAAAATCATGCCGCTGGTCATGAAAACCGCCAGCGCTGGGCAAACCGATGCCACCTCCATCGGCAAGATCGCTTCGGCCTCGATCAAGCAGGCCAATATTCCTGCTGACCAGTTAGATAAAGTGTTCGGCATGGCAATGTACGCGGGTCAGCAAGGCGGGTTCGAACTGAAGGACATGAGTAAATGGTTGCCGGAACAGATTGCGACAGCCAAGCTGGCCGGCATTTCCGGCCTACCGGGAACCGCGAAGATCATGGCCTTGAATGAGCTGGCTATTGACGCTGCCGGCAGTACCGATGCCGCAGGCAACAATGTACGGGACTTCCTTCACGAGCTGAACGCGACCAATACGGCGAATCACCTTAAAAATTTCTCAATCGATACAAAATCCGGCAAGCTGGTCGAAAAGCAAGGCG